ATGTGTAATTGTTGTGATTCGGATAACAAACGATTGCCTGTGAGGGGTCCCACCGGTCCCACAGGCAAGGACGGTGCGCAGGGTGCGACCGGTCCGACGGGTCCTACCGGCCCAACGGGTCCCACGGGTCCCGCCGGCAAGCAGGGCGCGGACGGCGCAAAGGGCGCAGACGGCGCGAAGGGCGCGACGGGTCCCACGGGTCCCACCGGACCCACCGGAGCCACGGGTCCGACCGGCGGCACGGCCTTCTACCCGCAGATCAAGGTGACGGCGCCGATCAACTCCATCGTGAAGGTCGTCTCCGGCTCGACGACGCTGCAGCAGACCGCGACGACGGGCGTGTGCTACTTCGACATCCCCTCCTACGGCACCTGGAACGTGACCGGCACGCTCAACGGCAAGACCGACACGCAGACGGTGACGGTGGACCAGGTGAAGCAGTACGCCGTGACGCTCAAGTACGCCAAGACCTACGGCGCGATCTGGGACGGCACCGCCACGACCGCGTGGAGCCGCACGGACGCCGCGGCGGGCTTTGCGGATCCCGTTGCGGCGGTAAACAACGGCGACGGTTCCTCTCCCTTTGACAGCTGTATGCCGTGGAGCGGCATGGTGGTCGTGGACGACGCGACCTGCGGCAAGCTCGTCAAGATCCCGAAATACTGGTACAGGTGGACCAAGACGGGCAATCAGATGAAGCTCCAAATCTCCGACGCGGCACAGACGGGCTTCCTCGTCTCCCCTGCCCACGCGGACCGCGGAGACGGCAAGGGCGAGCGCGACTATGTGTATGTGGGCCGCTACCATTGCGCGAGCACCTACAAGAGCACCAGCGGCGTGAGGCCCGTCGGAAACATCACGCGCGCGGCGGCAAGAAGCGCGATCCACGCGCTCGGGAGCGATGTATGGCAGTACGACTTCGCGATGTACTGGACGATCATGATGCTCTACCTCGTGGAGTACGCCGACTGGAACAGTCAGGCGAAGATCGGCTACGGATGCGGCAACAATTCGGGCACCGAGAACATGGGCGCGACGGACGCCATGACCTACCACACCGGCACGACGGCCGCAAGCCGCACGACCTATGCGGCGGGCATCCAGTACCGCCACATCGAGGGCCTGTGGTCCAACGTGCTCGACTGGTGCGACGGCATCTACTTCTCCGGCGCGAATGTCTACTGCATCAAGAACCCCGCCAGCTTCAGCGACACCTCCGGCGGCACGAACATCGGCACGAGACCGACTTCGGGCGGCTGGATCAGCGCGTGGAGCATCCCGAGCGTTTCCGGCTTCGAGTACGCATTGTACCCGTCGGCGGTCGCAGGCAGCGAGAACACCTACGTCTGCGACTACTGCGACTACAACGCCTCGGGCGTTGTGCTGTATGTCGGCGGCAACTACAACCAGAACCAGAACTACGGCGCGTTCTACCTCAACGGCAACAACGCCGCCTCGAACGCGAACGCGAACATCGGGTGCCGTCACCTTGCCAATGGACTCAGGCAGTCCGCTCACTTCTCCGTAAGGCCGTTCCCACGGCTTTGCATAGATGGGCGGGATAGTCGCGCACCTCTTGGTGAAGAACGATGCCGAAGGGACGCGGTTTAGTACATCCGAAAGGACGCTGGAAAGACCGCGAGGCAACAAGGAGAAGGAGAACATATCCCGTGAAACGAGTCAACCATCTATTTGACTATTTAATCAGCGACGAGAACCTCGGCAATGCCATCGACGAGGTGAACGCCACACACCGCTGGCGGCCGCGGCACCGGCCGGACAAGACCGTGCAGCGGGTAGAAGCGGACCGCGCGGGCAGCATCGAGACATTGCGCACGATCATCGTGAGCGGCTTTGAGCCGTCACCGGCGCGAAAGAAGCGGCGTTGGGACAAGAGCGCGGGCAAGTGGAGAGACATCTACGAGCCGAAGCTGTGGCCCGACCAGTACATCCATCACGCTCTGGTGCAGGCTTTACAGCGGCCGATGATGCGCGGCATGGACCCGTATTGCTGCGGGAGCATCCGCGGCAGAGGCATCCACTACGGCGTAAAGGCCATGAAGAAGTGGCACCGAAACGATCCGAAGGGCACGCGCTGGTGCGCGCAGCTGGATATCCGGCACTTCTACGACAGCTTGAAGCCGGAGGTCGTGATGGCACGGCTGCGGCAGCTGGTGAAGGACCACCGCGTTCTGGACCTTGCCGAGCGCGTGATGCGCGACGGCGTGATGATCGGCGCGTATTTCAGCCAATGGTTCGCCAACACCACGCTCCAGCCGCTCGACCACGCGCTGCGCGAGCGAGGGCCAGAGGTGACGCACTACCTGCGCTACATGGACAACTTCACGCTGTATGCGCGGAGCAAACGGCAGCTGGACCGCGCGATCAAAATAATCGAGGACTGGCTGAAAGCGCACGAGCTGACGATCAAGGACGACTGGCAGAAGTTCCGCACGGCGGACCGGATGCCGACTGCGCTCGGATATCGCTTCGGGAGAGGCTACACCTACCTGCGCAAGCGCAACCTGTTCCGCATGACGCGGCAGCTGCACAGCCTGCGGCGGAAGCTCGCGCGCGGGACGCGGATCCCCGTATCGCTCGCGTTCGGGCTATTGTCCCGCCTGGGACAGCTCAAGCATTGCAGCAGCGTACACCTCTACCGAAGGCTCGTGCGCAAGGGGACACAGAAAATGATGAAGCAAGTCGTAAGAGAGTACATGAGAAAGGAGCGTCGAAGATGGAATATATCTTTGGCACAGACCGCCTGAACGGCGTGGAGGTGGAAAACCTCAAGACCGCGGGCGACGCACACAGCGATCTCGAAGGCTACGTCGAGGTGCGCAGGGTGTACGACGACAGCGTGATCTGCGACCGGTTCCGCATCGTCGAGAAATACCGGTCGATGGAGAACGAGGAGAAGAAATTCGACCTCTACCACATCACGGACCACTACCGCTACACCGAGATCACGCAGAAGATGCGTGAAGAAATGGCACAGACGCGAGAGGCCAGCGAGATCGCCTTCGTGGCGATAGCGGAGAAGGGAGACCTGGACGACGCCACAGCCGGCGAGCACATGGCGCTGTTTCCGGAGTGGGCCTATCCCACCGCCTACAAGACGGGGCAGTACCGCACATTTAAGGGAAAGCTGTACCGCTGCCTGCAGGACCATACCTCACAGGCGAGCTGGGAGCCGAGCTACACCACCTCTTTGTGGGTAAAGGCGAGCGATCCGAGCGAGGAGTGGCCCGCGTGGAGCCAGCCGCTCGGCGCGCACGATTCCTACGCGAAGGATGCGAAGGTGACGCACAACGGAAAGAAGTGGACGAGCGACGTGGACGGCAACGTGTGGGAGCCTGGGGTGAGCCAATGGACGGAGGTGACGGCATGAGTGGCGAGCTGATCTCTGCCGCAGCCGTCGTGATCGTGGCCCTGATCGAGGCCGCGGCGGCCCGAGAGCGAAAGAAGGACAAGAAGGAGCGCGAGAAGCTCAGCGAACAGCAGAAGGGGCAGGAGAAGCTGCTGCTGTGCCTGATCGAGGGGACCTGGGCGGCGGTCGCATTGGCCGAGGCCACAGCAAGAGCAGTGCAGCGCATCCCCGACGCCCATTGCAACGGCGATATGCACGCGGCGCTCGATTATGCCGCGGGCGTGAAGCACAAGCAGAAGGAATTTTTGGCGAAGCAGGGCGTCCACGCCATTCTGGACACATGAAGCGGCGGCGGAAGATCCCGCACCTGTTCGCAAAGCTGGTGGTGATCTGGTGCATTGCCTTTGCGAGCGGCGCGAGCTACTATGCGCTGCGCATCCTCTCTCGCACAGGGAATGACGCGGCGGGCCTTTTGGCGGTGATCCTCGGCTTTTTCGGCGGGGAATTACTCTTCCTATGCCTGCGCACGGTTTTGAAGGAACGAACGACACGAAAGGACGCAGCGGCGTCCGGAAAGGAAACAGACGATGGAAATTCTTTATAAAAGACTGGCAAACCTCCTGAGCGTCAAGAGTCTTGTGACGCTTGCCCTCACGGTGACATTCTGCGTGCTGACGGTGCAGAACGCGATCCCCGACAACTTCCTCAACATCTACACCATGATTATCACGTTCTATTTCGTCAAGCAGCTCAATGCGGAGGGCAAGGATGGAAATTAAGCAGCTGCACGCCAACGCAGGGAATTATGGCCCTGCACGGAACGCACGGGCCATCAAGTACATTGTCATTCACTACACGGGCAACGACGGCGATACCGCGGAGAACAACGCCAGGTATTACGCCTCGACCGTGGTGAAAAGCAGCGCGCACTACTTCGTGGACGCGAACAGCATCTACCAAAGCGTGCCTGACTTGCATACTGCCTGGGCGGTCGGCGGCAGAAAGTACCCATCCTGCCCGCAGACGGGCGGCGGGACGCTCTACAACATCTGCCGGAACACGAACAGCATCAGCATCGAGCTGTGCGACGCGAAGCGCGACGGGACGTATGCGCCCGCGCCGGAGACCGTCACGGCGGCTCTGAAGCTGACGCGCTCTCTGATGGCGAAGTACAACGTCCCCCAAAAGAACGTGATCCGCCACTTCGACGTGACCGGCAAGCTCTGCCCTGCCTATTGGGCAGGAAGAGAGAACGAGGCGAAGTGGAAGGCGGAGTTCTGGAACCGGCTCAACGAGCCAAGTGAGGAAACGGAGGAAGAGGAAATGCGATACAACACCATGCAGGAGATCCGCGAGAAGGCCCCGTGGGCGGCCGATACCGTCCTGAAGCTGATCGCCAAGGGAGCCATCCGCGGCGGCGGGGCGAAGGACGCGAACGGCTTTCCTGCCGACATGGACCTCTCGGCGGATATGCTGCGCATGATGGTATTCAACGACCGCGCAGGAGCCTACGGCGCATAAACGAAAGGGCCGGCCATCGGCCGGTCCTTTTTCTCAGGAAAGGAGGAAAGCAAATGCCTTCCAACTGGCTCTACATCGACACGAATTTTCCGGCTTTCACGGGCGAAGAGTCGATGGAGGAAAAGGTCACAAGCATCCAGGACTATATGTACCTGCTGGTCGAGCAGCTGCGCTATACACTGCACAACCTCGATCTCGGGAACATGAACAAGACGGCGAAGGAGCGGTGGGAAAGCGCCATCACCGAGCCGATCTACGCGAAGATCGAGGACGATGAGGAGCACATCCTTCAGCTCGCCATCGACGCCGGCGCTCTGGCGCTGCGCATCAGCGACAGCGAGGGCAACATCACACAGCTGCAAGCCACAGCAGAGGGCCTTCAGACGAGGGTATCGGACAACGAGGGGAACATCAGCACGCTCCAGCAGACCGCGCAGGGATTGGCGATCGCGATAGCGGACCAGAGCGGGAGCATCTCGACGCTCCAGCAGACGGCCTCCTCCCTCTCGACGCGCATCTCGAATACGGACGGGCGGGTGACGACGCTCCAGCAGACCGTGAACGGCTTTTCGCTGCGGGCGAGCAACGACGGCGAGGACTCGACGATCTCGCTCATGAGCAACGGCGTCGTCGTGTCCAGCGCGAACATCTGGTTCTCGGGCCTTGTGGCCTTCACCGACCTGGAGAGGTCGAACCGCTACACGATCATCAACGCGGACAACATCACGACCGGCACGATCCGCGCGAACCTTGTGGATGTGTCCAACTGCTTCACGCTCACCTCCGGCGGCAGGAGCTACGGCTATATGGGGTGCGGCTACGGCAGCGACGGCGTGAGCATGACCTACGGCGCGATCCTGTCGGGCAGCAACGAGGACTATTACTTCATCGCCACGAACGCCGGCGCGCGTATGACCGGCGACGGCGCGAGCATCTGGTGCTCCGGCAGCTGCTATGCGACGGAGGAGCTGACCGTGCGCTCGGATCGGCGGGCAAAGAAAGACATCGACTACGACATGAGCCGGTACGAGGATTTCTTCCGCGCTTTGAAGCCGTGCTCGTTCCGCATGAGGGACGGCAGGAGCGGGCGACTGCACACCGGCTACATCGCGCAGGAGGTCGAGGAGGCGCTGGGCGAAGCGGGCCTCACCAACGGGGACTTTGCGGGCCTTGTAATCAATCCGGAGACGGACGCCTTCGAGTACGGCCTGCGCTACGCCGACTTCTCGGCGCTGCACACCTACATGATCCAACGGCTTGAAGAGCGCGTGCGCGCTCTGGAAAGGAGCAGAACATGAAACTCATTGAAGCAGTCAACGCCAACCTTGCCGCGCAGGAAATGAGCCAGCAGCGGCTCCCCTACGACCTCGCGCTGGCCGTGGTGAAGGTCAAGCGGGCCACGGCGGACGAGACGGACTTCTTTCTGCGCGAGGAGCGCGCTCTGGTGGAGGAATACGCGGATACGGACGAGAACGGCAACATCCGCATGACCGGCAACGGGCGCTTTGCACTCAGGGGAAGCGCGCAGGAATACGAAAAAAAGCGCAAGGCACTCGCGGACACGGAGACGAAGATCGACTTCACGCCTATCGAGGTAACGGCGCCGGCGGAGATCAAGCCCGCGCTGATCGAGGCGCTGGACGGCTTCCTCGTCTTTCGGGAGGAGGGAGCGAAATGAAGCTGCCGAGCATCGTCTATCAGGACGGCATCCGAAAGGGCGCGCAGGTCAAGTTCGGCGGGCTGAATCACAACCTCGGCGCCGGTGACGGCGAGCTGTGGGACATGAGGAACCTGACGAGCGACTACTATCCCCTGCTTGCCAGCCGAGGCAGGCGGCGGCTGTTCCGGACACTCACGAAGGGCAACGGTCTTTTCTCGTGGGACGCGCTTGCCTGGGTGGACGGGACGAAGTTCTTCTACGGCGGCATCGAGCGCGGGAGCGTGGAGGACAACGAAAAGACCTTCTGCGCCCTCGGGGCCTATCTCATTATCCTGCCGGACAAGAAATACTACAACACGCTCACGGGCGAGTTCGGCTCGCTGGAGAGCGAGTGGGCGGGGACAAGCCTGACCTTCACGAACGGCAAGCTCTTCGAGGAGGATGCGGATGCGAACACGATCCAATGCGCGGGCATGGACTGGTCGGCCTACTTCAAGGCCGGCGACGCCGTGACGATCTCCGGCTGCACGAAGCACACGGAGAACAACAAGACGCCGGTGATCCGCGAGATCGACGGCGACAAGATGTATTTCTACGAATACGCCTTCACGCTCGACGGGGACAAGGGAGAGACGCCATACACCGAGAGCGGAAACATGACGGTTCGGCGCACGGTTCCTATGCTACGCTATATTTGCGAAAACGAAAATCGGCTGTGGGGCTGCGACGATACCACCATTTACGCCTCAAAGCTGGGCGATCCGTTCAACTGGAACGTGTTCGAGGGGCTGGATACGGACAGCTACGCGGTGGACACCGGCAGCGCGGGCAAGTTTACCGGCTGCGTCTCCTTCCTCGGCTACCCGATCTTCTTCAAGGAGGACCACATCTACAAGGTCTACGGCTCGCTCCCGAGCAATTTTGAGATCATGGGGAGCGCTACGCTGGGCGTAGCGGACGGAAGCGGCAGGAGCCTTGCCATTGCGGGTGAGACGCTCTTCTACCTCTCGCGCGCGGGCATCATGGTCTACTCTGGCGGCATCCCGCAGCCAATCGGATCGGCCTTCGGCATGGACCGCTTCAAAAACGCCGTCGGCGGCAGCGACGGGCTGAAATACTACGTCAGCATGACGGGACCGGACGGTGAGCTGCTGTACGTCTACGACACGCAGAAGGGCCTGTGGCACACCGAGGACGCGACCAAGGCACGATACTTTGCCCGTTTCGGCGGGAACCTCTTCCTGCTCAACGACCAGGGCGAGGTGTGGATCGCGGGCAACGTGCAGAACGCGCCGGAATCCACCGAGGAGGAAACCGTCGCATGGAGCGCCGAGTTCGGGGACTTCACAGAAAACGATCCGAACAAGAAGGGCGTAAGCAAGCTCCAGCTGCGCATGGAGCTGGAGGAAGGTGCCGAGGTGCAGGTGTACCTCAAGTTCGACGGCGGCGAATGGCTGAAGGTGGACGAAAAACTCTGCGAGGCGAAAAAGCGCAGCTACTACCTGCCCATCGTGCCGCGAAGGGGCGACCACTACCGGCTGAAGCTGGAGGGCAAGGGCACCTTCCGGCTCTACTCCCTGACGCGGGAGTATTACAGCGGATCGGAATTAAAATCCACACAAGGGAGGAATTAAGCGATGGCATACACCTACGACGACTTCGTGAAAGCGGCGAATCAGTCGGGCCTGATGGGGCAGTTCTCGCAGGACGACCTCAATCTGGCGCAGAAGTATCCGGAGTTCGGGCTGAGCGTGCTGAGTCTGAAGAAGGACTACAACAACGCCGCGACCGCGGAGCAGCGGCTTCTTGCCAATCAGGCGGCAAACGAGCTGCGCAAGAGCTACGGCAATTATTCCGGCGGAGCGGACGGCGGCAGCTTCCGCCTGGAGAGCAAGCTGAACCGTCGCTCGGACGACCTGCTCGATCAGATCGGCAGCTTCGGCTCGTTCTCTTACGACGAGGCGCCGACCTACGAGAACGCCTTCGCGCAGCAGCAGAAGGATCTGCTGGACCGCATCCTGAACCGCGAGGGCTTCTCGTGGAGCAAGGAGACGGACCCGCAATGGAGCAGCTACAAGAAGAGCTATCTGCGTGAGGGCGACCGCGCCACGGCGAACGCGCTGGCACAGGCGAGCGCCGCAAGCGGCGGCCGGCCAAGCTCCCATGCCGTGAACGCGGCTACACAGGCCGGAGATTATTACGCAACCAAGTTGAACGACGTGATCCCGACACTCTACCAGCAGGCCTACGAGCGCTACCTGGACGAGTACAACATGAAGCTGAAGGACCTGAACACGGTCAATCAGCAGGAGCAGCTGGACTATGCAAAATACCTCGACCGCCTGGGCCAGTTCAACACCGACCGCGGCTTCGCCTATCAGAATTACGCGGACGATTACGACCGGCTGCGCAGCCAGCTCGCCGACGTGCAGGGGCAGGACCAGATCGACTATGCGCGCTATCTTGACGAGGCATCCAGACAGCAGACCGCGCAGGACTCCATCCGCTCACAGGTGGACGCCATTCTGGCGGCGGGAGGCTCGCCCTCTGCGAACCTTGTGAGCGAGAGCGGATACAGCAGCGAGTACGTCAAGGCTCTGGAGGACGCCTACCGCAAGCAGGAGGCCGAGAAGGCCGCAAAGAAGAGCGGAAGCGGCGGCGGGGGCACCATGAGTCTGACGACCGCAAAGGCAATGGCAAAAGAGGGCCAGTTCACCGACGCTGTGCTCAATACGCTGCGCAAGGCGGGCTTCACGGACGACTACATCGCGCAGGTGTACGGCTACACCGGCTTCGGGACCGGCCGCGACAAGCTGGGCTACGACGAGGACGAGGGCATCTTCACCTGGAACGGCAGGCGCTACAACTCGCCGGAGGCGCTGGCGGAGGATCTCGACAGAGCGAACCTCACGGATGCAGAAAAGGCTACCATCTCAAGGAGACTCAAAGCGAGCGGCTTCAACATCACGTTCTAACGAGGTGACAATATGGCTATCAAGATCACAAAAAACGGGACCGCAGGCGCACAGGATCGTGCGCCTGCGGCGAAAACCTATCAAGAGGGATCGTCTCAGGGGAAAGCATCCGGCAGAATCAAGATCACGAAGATCGAGCGGCCGCAGACTGCCGCGAAGCAGAAGTGGACCGTCGGGAACATCGGGCAGTACGGAGCGGGGAACATTGACCTCTACGACCGCCCGCAGTACCGCAATGCGAACGGGAGCATTTCAACGGTTGACAGCACGAGCTACAACATCGACGGGCAGGAGGTGCTGCTGCCGACCGTGTGGAACCGGAACGGTACGCCATACCACAGCAGCAACGACGAGGAGATCCTGCAACGCTATCGGGACACGGGAGAATATCTCGGCAAATTCTCCACGGTGGAGGAGGCGAACGATTACGCCGAAAAGCTCCACCTGGAGCAACAGGAGCGATATCCCTCTTCCTCCCTGCCGGCGGAGCGCGGAAGCAAGCACAAGAGCGGCAAGGAGATCTCACAGAGCATCGTGCGCAACGAGGACGCGGCAAAGCGTATCGGTGCGACGGTGCGCGCGACGGCGCAGAACCTCGGTGCAAACGCCTCCGGCTTCCTCGCGGCGCTCGTGGCTGCCGCGGAGGAAATGGACAAGGAATACCGTGACGCGAAGGAGAAGGCAGGCGTCACCACGCACGCCGACGAAATGAACCCATACCCCAAGACAAACGAGGAGATCACGCGCGGCAACCGCGCGGGCATCGACCTGCTCGAAGGGATCGCCGACACGCAGCGCGCCAAGGCAGCACAGAACATCCGGACGGCAAAGGAAGGGCTGGGGACGACGGGAAGGGTTGGCATCGACGCCTTCCAGATCGGCATGAACCTCGCGGGCATCGTGGGCGCAAACGCTATTCTGCCCGGGCTGGGGACGGCGGCGCTCGGCGTATCCTCCGGCGGCTCGATGGCGAACGACTACCGGCAGGCGCAGGGGGAAAACTATAATCCCCTTGCAGGAGCAGGGCTGGCAATCGGCGGCGCGGCAAGCGTTGGCGTCGGCGGCGCGGCGGCCAAGGGTGCGATCCGCTACGGCGGAGCCTTGCTGAACAAGCTCGGTCTCGGCAACAGCGCCATCGCGCAGAATGTGCTGGGCGCTTTGAGCGACATCGCCTTCGCCGGCGGCATGAGCGCTACGAACGAATATGCAAAAGCTGCCGCTTATGGCGACAGCTATGAGGACGTTGCTATTTCGGGAGAGGAGCTTGCAAAAGATATGCTCTTCCAGGCGGCGGTCGGCTTCTTCTGCCGGACGCTCGCCTCCTCACTCGGCGGAAAAGCCGAGGGCGCGACGGCGCAGAAGGCACAGCGCGAATACTTCAAAGACATTGACAACCTCGAAGACCTGACGAAAGCCTTCAAGCAGTACGGCAGGCAGTACCATCCGGACCGCTTTGCCACAGCGGACGCCGCGACGCAGCGGGAGATGAACGACCTGTTTGCCAAAATCAGCGCGGAGTATAACGCCGTCAAGGCGGAGCTGGCCGTGGAGACGGCCGGCAGAGCCGCAAAGGCATACAGCGAGCAGCGGACCGCAAAGACGCAGGAAGCCGCGCAGAAGGCGCAGGCGACCGTCAAGGACGAGATCGCCGTCATGCGGAGCCTCGTGGAAAGCGGCGCTATCCAAGCGAGGGAGGCCGTCGAGGCTGTGCAGATCCTCGACGCTTTGGCGGGCGAGCAGACCGCGGGCAAGCCGGAGAATCCCACGGCGGATACCGCACCGGAGCGGGCTGCCGGCACATCAGAAAATGCACCGATGCCGACCTCGGAAGAGATCGGCAATCAACAGACGGCACAAAACAGCTCCCCTGCGCAGGGCGCCGATCATAGCCGCCAACGAGTAGGCGGAACGGTCGCCCCTCTGGGCGTTTCAGCCACGCAGGAGAGCAAGGTCAGTATAACGCCCGTCGGCGGAAAAAGCAAGAACGATCCGCTGACGCAGGGAAAGCGCGTGAGCCTTCTGCAATATGCCAACGAGGGCAATGCGGCGGAGATCTCCGAACGACTCAACCGCGGCGAGCTTGCGGTCGATGCAAACGGGGACCTCTACCGGCCAAAAGCGGAGGAGCACATCGACCAAAGAGACAGCAATACGGTCGGCGAGCGCCGGATCAATGCCTTTCAGTTCGACCATCCGGAGGTCCACTCTTTCTACAAAGAGGCTGCGGCCGATCTGACGGAGGAGCTGAATTACGCGGAAAAGGGCGGCGGGATCGTCAAGCTCAAAGAGCACGGTGCCGGAGACGACCAGTACATCCGCATGAAGCGGTCGGCAAGCGAGCGCATCGCAAAGCTGCTCGACGACGAGGACATCAGTTACGCGGACATCGAGCGGTCGATCTCTGCCATCATCAACGACAAGGGACAGGAGAATTTTGCCGCGGCGAAGCGCGTGGAGCTGATGCTGGACAATATGCTCTCGAACGGCTACCGCGATGTCCACGGCGGATACCATGAGCCGAACGCGGACTATCTGGAAGCCAAACAGGCGATCCCTGGTGCTTCGGAAACGGCGGCAACCCATGAGGAGCTGCCGCTGTGGGACATCGAAGAAAAGAACGGAGGAACAACGCATGGTACAGAAATTAAGCCTGCCGAGCCTGCCGAAGAAGGCGGTGCCGATGCCGTGGGAGCGCAAAGCGATCTACACGGTGGAGACGGAGGACGGAGACCTTATGGCGATGGGGCCGGAGGAGCTGCGCAATTACGCCAACAGCCAAAGAGCGGGAGCATCGAGCGACTACACGAAAACGTCCGAAGAAATCGCGCAAGAACAGGCGGCGAACGCAGCAAGGAAAGCGGAGCGCTGATTCAGGCGCGACAGGCCGCGGCGGCGCTTGAGCCGCTCGTCAGCTCGGCGGAGGTCGGCGTCTCGCTGGGAACCGACACGAAAATGCTGCACATCCTGCCGAGGAACGCATGGGACCAAGAGCTGCTGGATGTTGAGGCTGCCGCAAAGCAGGCCGGCATCAGCGAGGTCGTCATGGTGACGGGCCTGCTGCAAGTCAACGGCGGCGGCTCGCCGGTCAGCATCACAGGCGTCGCGGAGCGGGAAACGAACCGGATCGTCATGCGCGTGGACAGCCGAAAGAAAACCGCTTCGGAGCTGGGGCTGCATGAGATCGCACATTTTCGCTCAACGAGGGAAAATGTGGAAGCCTTTGCTGCGGCGGTGCAGGACTCGGGCGACGGCTGGCGCGATACCCTTGAGGAATACCGCGAAAGGTACAAAGGTGCCGCGAACAATTACGAAGGCATGACGCCGGAGGACGCAGACCTCTATGTGTGGGAAGAGATCATGGGCGATGCCTACGCCGGAATCGACTGCTTCGGCCAGACGGCGAGCCAGTACCACACGGAAGCTGTGCGCGCCATCGACGGCGGGAGCGGCGCGATCCCCGCGCAGGAGGCGCAAAGGGCCTCCTCTGCCATCCAGAAGGAGACCTCGGCGGCATCGGAGCGGAAAACGGGGCCTCCGGCTCGCTTCAGCTATGCCGGAAGAAACGCCAACGGCGCGAACCTTGAAAGCCTGCGGGAAGCGCAGGAAATGCAAGCGGCGGGTGCTGACATGGAGAGCATCCGCAAGGCGACGGGCTGGCACGAAGGCATGGACGGCAAGTGGCGCTTCGAGATCAACGACAGCAGGATGCAGCTGCGCACCGACGCGGCGGATATTCCCAACTACACCACGCTGGGAGAGCTGGTGTCTGCGCCGGAGCTGTTTGAAGCCTATCCGGATATGGCAGATTTGAGCGTGACATTCCACACGCTGGAGGACGGACAGAACGGCGGATACAGCCGGAAGTTTGACAGCATCGAGTTGAGCCGCGACCTGAAGAACAGGCCGGAGGCGCTGCTGAACTCCCTCATCCATGAGGTGCAGCACGCCATCCAGAACCGGGAAGGATTTGCCAGCGGGGCAAACCCCGCCTACTGGAACCGGAGAATGGAAAACGGATTTGACAGCAGGACGGCGGAGGAACGGCGCGAGGGCGCACGACTGCAGGAACAGTATGAGCAGATACGGGAGAGCGACCCGCAGTTCGTTGCGGCTATGGAAGAGCTGGATGCCATGGCACCGAAGGTGCCGCGCGGGAAGGTTGACCTGAACACATGGGAGCAGATCGAGCCAGACCCGCCGGAGTGGGTGCGCTACGACGAGCGCAGAGACCAGCTGGAGGAACAGTACGGCGACCGCGTGTGGGACTGGTACAGCCTGCGGGACAGCATCGACCGCAACGCGAGGAACGGAGGCCGGATGCCGACCGACCTGTACCGCGACACGGCGGGAGAGATCGAGGCGCGGGACACTGCGAAGCGACGGGAGCTGACGGCGCAGGAGCGCCGGGAGACATCGCCTGACTATGGCAGCGAGGACACGGTATTTGCTGACAGTGGGGATGGCTACGCCATCGGAAAGACCACGGACAACAAGCCGTTCGTGGAGGTGGAACAGGACATCCTTGCGGGCGTGCCGGAGGCAGACTGGGTGAAGACCGTCAAGGAGAACCTGAAGAAAAAGTTCCCCAACGGCATAACCGTGGGGAACAACGAAATTCAGATTGACGGCAGAAGCAGACAGGAGATGACTTTCTCCCGGTACATGCAGTGGCTCTATAACAACGACCCGCAGCTGCACGCGGACAAGCTACGCGCCACGGACAATGCCGACGAAATCCTGCGCGCAACGACGGACTGGGTGAACGAAGGGCTAAACCATCCGCGCAAGGACAGAATCACGGACTTCGCCAGAGGTAATGTGTTGCTGCGAGTGGGCGGAAACGACTACACGGCGGACGTGGTGGTAGGCACGAAGAAAAATGGAAGCATGGCACTGTACGATGTGCTAAACCTGCAGCCGACCTCTTTTACAGAAAAAGAGGCGGATGCAGCAATAAGCACGAACCCGTCACCGGGAGCTGCCAGAAGCACTGCATCCGTCTCTGACGATAGTGTAGCAGAGAAGCTGCCGCCTGTCAAGAAGCGCTTCTCCATCGACGAGCCGGTGGAGCGGACGAAAGACCTGATTGCCGTACACAACAAGGACTGGTCTGTTATTCGTGACGCGGCCTTGAACTGGGGCGGCATCCCATCCCCTTCCGTGGCCATCGTGGACGCGGCGGAGGGGCACACGAAGTACGGAGATACCAGCGTAGTGTTCCCACGTGCCACCATAGACCCGGAGGCAGACCCGCGTAACAAGGTGTACGGCGGCGACGCATGGACACCGACAAAGGACAATGCGCTGGTAGAGCGCGAGGTGAACTACGAGGCGCGGCGGGCGTTCGATGAGAACATCAAGAACCTGTCCAGCCAGTTTGCGGGCGGCGTTTTCCAAGGCAGCGGCACGCTGGGCAAGATCGGATTGGAGAATGAGACCAGATGGGAGCCGGAAGAGATCGCCGACAAGCTGGCGAACCATCCGGAGGTGCAGGCGGCATTCCTTCAGAGCGAGGGCAAGAGCCTTGAACCGGTGTACCGTGACAAGCAGTTCGACCGTTTCTTCAGCAACGCGACCATCCGGAGATACCTTGACACGGTGGGCGAACAGGAAGTGGCGCGGCTGGCGGTGAAGCTGATGACCGGCGAGCGCCTGACGGCGGAAGAGATGAAACCGGCGGAACAGGCCATCCGGGAGGTCTATGCAGAGGAACACGCCAACTTCCTGAACCGCAGACCGGAATCCAAGGAGAAGCGCATCGACTACTACATGAAGAACAACGTGTTCCCTAACCGGGTGGAGGACTTCATCCGGAGCACGCAGGAGTTCTATGAGAGCGGCGGAAGCGCGGGCGAGATCGACAAGGAAGCCACGGCGGCCAAGATGATGGAGATGATCGCACCGGGCGGAAGCTGGAACGATGCGCTGCGGACGGTGAAAGACTGGGTGCAGCCACAGCTGGAGGGGCTGCTGGGTGAGCGCGGCATCTACAACGGCAAGGACGCCGTGACGGACCGCGGCAGGCGCAGCTTTGCGGAGACGCATTGGGACTACACGGCCGAGAACATCGTGAAGGCAATGAATATGGCCGCGGCCAAGGGCGCAAATGTATACGGCATCACGCCGGAGACGCTGGCGGCGACGGCCACGCAGGAATATCGGAACGTGGACGAGATGCACGCGGACGAGGCGAGACTGCGCACGGTGAGCGAAGAGGAACACGAGAAGGCGCTGCGAGACCTCGGCATCTACCTTGACCGGGTGACGGACGATCTGCTGCGTACCACAAAACACCGGTTCGACAACACCTTCGAGGAAGAGCAGAACCTGAGCCGCATCATTGCAGAGGCGGCCAAAGGCAAGAAGACTGCGGCGGCGGTGAAGGCGGCGTTCCGCAAGGAAGGTTATGCCATATCCGACGGGCACGCCAAGAGCATCCTTGCGCTCATTGACCGCGCAGCCAATATCCCGACGGGATACTACGAGGCGAAGGCGCAGCGCGTCGTCGGCTTTGATGAAGCGCTTGCCGTTGTCGCGCCGGACAATGCGCCGGCGGACCTGCTGGGCGAGATGCGCAATGCGGGCATGAACGTCGTGGAGTACAAGGCCGGAGACGAAGCGGACCGGCTGGCGAAGGTGAACAGCATCGAGAAGGCGCGCTTCAGCGTGGACGACGAGCAGGACAAGTGGGAGAACACGCGGCTCACTCCGGAACAGAAAGAGCAGCTGGAGCGCGCCCGCGCAAGGGCACGCGGCGACGCACCGCGGATGCAGGACTTCGACAATGTGGACGATTACTTTGCCGCGATGCGGCAGAGGGCCGAAGCGGAACGAAAGAAGCGGATGCGCAATGTCCCGAAGGAAGAGTTCGATGGGACGGAAGCCCTGCAGGATCTCGGCATCAAAATCGAGAACAGCGCAGGCCTCTACCAGAACGTCGAGCAGATGATCGAAAACGACAAGGCTGCAAAGAAGATCCAGAGGGAGATCCGGCGGGCCGAAAAGCGGCTGAGCGTTACCCCGAAGGAGAAGAGCTACGCGGCGGGCATCGCTGCCGGCATCTACGACGCCGACGACATCCCGAGCCGGATGAACGCCTCAAAGGTGATGGAGCTTGCGGACTACTACACGGCCGAGCAGGCCATGAAGTCCGACACGATCCCCATGCAGCGGCAGGACATCAGTCAAAACCTGCGTGCGCAGGCGGCGGAGCTGTTCAAGGATACGGGGAACGACACCTTCGAGAAGAAGTATGAAAAAGCCCTGTTCAGCCCGAAGGGCGGCCTCGCATTGTACCACCGCACGCCGCAGCGCAGCATGAGAGCCATCTTCGGCTGGGAACAGGGCCAGAAGATCAACGAGGCGATCTTCGAGCCGGTCTACGTCAACGAGCAGGAACGCAAGCGTTTCGTCAATCGTATGCACGACGAGGTGCGGCGGTTCGAGGATAAGAACGGCAAGCAGACCGCGCTGACGGAGAAAGAGCGCGCATTGACGCAGCTTGTGATCGAGGGCAAAGCCGTCGCAGAGCTGGTCGCGGCTTCGGACATGAAAGAACAGCTCATTCACGCGGCGGAGAACCTGAAGGCCGGCGGCGAAATGACCGACGTGTCGCAGGAGTTCGGTCTGCACGACAAGGAAGCGCGAGACCTTGCGCGGCGGTATGCCGACTGGCTGCAAACGCAGGAGGACCTGGCAGGAACCGACGTGGACCAGACCAAGGTCGAGCACGCAGTCGAAGCGTATCGGACGCTGTACGACAAGTTCTACAAGGCCATCAACCACTTCCTCGTCGCGCACGGATACGAGCCTATCGGCTTTATCAAGGGGTACGCGCCGCACTTCCAGCCGGAGGCTGAGAGCGGGAAGCTGGAGAAGGCGCTGAAGAGCATCGGCGTGGACCTGGGCGCAGAGGCCGGAAGCCTTCCGGCGAGCATCGCGGGTCTCACGAAAGCCTTCAAGCCGAACAAACGGTACAATCCCTTCTTCCAGCACCGTGCGGGAAAGAGCACGGAATACGACATGGAGAAAGGCTTTGAGAAGTACGTCGATTATCTCAGCGACGTGCTCTACCACACGGACGACATCATGCGCGTGCGCGCGGCGGTGAAGTATTTCCGAGAGGAATACGGGCCGGACGAGATCAGCGCGGAGATCTCCCGCGCAGAGAGCCTGCGCTTTGCGCCGAAGGAGGCGAAGGAGTCCTTCCTGAAGTCGGCGGGGCTGCTGACGAACACGTCGGACCTGAGCTATGCGGATCTGAGCGCGAAGATGGAGGAATACGTCGAGGGCCTGTTCGACAGCATCAAGAAAACGAGCAAGTACAGCGATTTGACTGTGTGGCTGGACGACTATGCGAATAAGCTGGCCGGAAAGCAGCTCTTCTCCGACCGCGACATGGAGCGCGAGGTCGGCCGCACCTCTCTGAACGTCGGCCGGAAGCTGAACAAGATGTTTGCGCGGGCCAACGTGGCGGGAAACCTCTCCTCTTCGCTGAACCAGACGGCGCAGCTGCCGATGATCGCGGGCGAGATCGGGCCGAAATACGTCATTAAAGCCGTCAACGACATCATCGCCGGAAAGACGAAGGGTGACTTCGCCGACCAGAGCGACTTCCTGACGGAGAAAAACGGCATCGACTATCTCACCAATGACAAGGGCAGCAAGATCACCTCGGCCCTCTTCTGGCCGCTTGAGCGTATGGATTATCTTATCAGCTCTATCGCGGTGCGCGGAAAGTACCGCAAGGAGCTTGACGCGGGGAGAAGTCCGAAGGAGGCCATGAAGGCGGCGGACCGCTGGGCGCGCGACATCATGGGAACCAGGTCGAAGGGCGCGGCACCGCTCACCTTCCAGTCGAAAAACTTAATCGCGCAGATGGTGAATATGTTCCAGGTCGAGGCTCTCAACAGTTGGGAGCACGTCACGCAGGATCTCTTCGGCCCAGGGCTGAAGGAGGCGGAAGCGAAGCTCGGCAAGGAGGAAGCGGCAAAGCGGCTCGCGGGGATCATCGTCGCGACGCTGCTCGGTGCCTTCCTGCTCAACCGCGTCGCCGAGGAGGGCTACGGCGGAACACCGGCGCAGTTTGATGTGATCGGCCTTCTGATCGGCTTCCTCGCTTCCGGCAACGGACTGAGCACCAATGAGCAGATCGCGACCTGGATCGACGACGCATGGGAAAACGGGACCGGCGAGCGGCTCTTCGGAACGGACGCCAACGCCGGCAACGACGAGTTCGATGCGGGCGCGGCGACCGAGGACACGCTTTACAATGTCAGCAACGACATCCCGTATCTGCGGAACGCGGCGGGCCTCCTTGGCCTTGGCGACCAGACACTCCCAATGCCGGACATCTACGGCACGGTGACGGGAACGGCAAAGGCCGTGAAAGACAACGGACCGTTCTCGGAAGAAGTCATGCGTCAGCTAATGGGTCTCGCAGGCGACACGCTGCCAGGAGGCCGACAGGCGGAGAAGACCTACCAGGGCATCGAGACGCTTCTGAAGGGCGGTTACTATAAGGGCAGCGGCGAGGACGAAAGGCTGCAATATCCCGTGAGCGAAGACTTTTGGAACGTGGTACAGGCCACAATGTTCGGCCGGAACGCGCTGAGCGAGACCAGAGACTTCTACGCGGCCGGCGGCAAGGGGCTGAGCGCGGCACAGACACGGCTCTACAATCAGCTTGTGGATATGGGCGCAGACAGCGAGACCGCATACGACGCCATTCTGGCATGGAAGAAGATCGACGGCAACGAGGCCCTGAGCAAAGCGGAGCGTGAGACGGCACGCTTCGAGCTGGTGCAGTCCCTTCCGCTCACGAGCGAAGAGCGAGAGCTGCTGCACAACACGCTCTCCGGATCGGATACGAAGTATTCCGCGGCGGACGAGGCAAAGGCGCAGGGCATCCCCGTCGGGACCTATCAGAAGTTCCAGGCGGACGCCGCCGCGCTGGAGTCGGACCGAGACAAGGACGGCAACGTGATCCGAAACAGCAAAAAGGAGAAGGTCCTGAAGCTGATCGACTCCCTGCCGCTGAACAAGGCGCAGAAAGACTGGCTCTACCTCAACGAAGGCTATGCCGAGAGCAAGCTGGACGAAACACCCTGGCAATGAGAAAAGACCTGCGGGATTCCGCAGGTCTTTTCTTTACAGAACGGGAAAATCTTTTTGGGGGATCTTGTCGGTTTCGAGGTTTCCGTTGGGAACGGCATACAGCGTCAGCGTCCAGCCGTTCACGCTCTGGTCGTCGGCGTCAAAATCGAAGGTGCCGTCGCATTTGTAGAAGCCGGATTCCTTGCCGAAATAATCTTCGTTGCCGTACCACGTCGTACCGGTGGTGTAGAAAATCTCGTACTCGCCGAGAGGGACGGATATATCGACCTCCTCGCCGGCCGAGATCATAAAGGCCATTTGCCCGTTTGCGCGAGCAACGGCATCGAGCGGCTCAAGAACGATGCAGTAGTTTGACGAGTCGGTCGTTTCCACGGTCAAAGGAGCAAGACGCTCGCCGACAGGATACTTCACGATCTCCCCGTTCGAGAAAGATACCGCGTCCCCTGGCTCGATCTTCCGGATCGTCACGCCGGTCGTCGAGGGCGAAGGAGCCGTATCCGACACAGGAGGAGCTTCAGAAACATCCTCGGTGGGGACGGTCGGCTTTTGGAGAAGAGATGCGACGGACAACGCGCAAATCAGCACAGAAGCGGCTATTATAACGACCGTATTCATGACTCGGCGGGAGCTTGGCTTCTCGGTGTTCGGCGGAGCTTCAGAGCGACCTGGTTGGTCTGAGGAGGAACCATAGTGCTTTGCCCACGATTCTATAAAATCCCCGCGGACGCTCGCGGGAGCATCGTCTGGCCCGTCCATGAAGTAGTAAGTATTCTTCAACGACTCCTTTTTCTGTTGCCGGTAAGCTGCATCGCAGACTTCCTTCCAGCTGTAGAAGTCAGCGGCGGAGGAGATCGGCTCGCCGGTGAAGGTGTTCTTCAGGCCGGCGGCGCGGAAAAAGCGGGACCATTCCCCCTCCTGCCTCGTGCGCTCCTCTGCAACTCCGGCGAAGCGCCCCTCCTGGTAAGCTGTTTCAACATCTCCCTCCGTCAGCGTGTCGCGCTGCATCGGGAGAAATTTGCCGCAATCGCAGAACAGGCGGGACGCCGGAATAAGAGAGCCGCAGGCAACGCAGGTCTTATACTCCCTCTCTCCCCCGGAGAACACATAACCGCAGTCACACTTGCGCTGAAGATACGGCACGATGCGGTGGCAGTCCGGGCACTCATGAAAACGCTTCACTTTCACGCAATACTCCCCCTTTTCTTCGTTTTTATGGGATATTACCATAAGATTACATGAGAGCGGTGATAAAGTCAATCGAGAATATGGCAATATCACATAAAATGGAGGAAGGCGGCGGTGCATGAAGGCGTTGGATTATGAGGGTAGGAGAAACGTGTCGGGCGAGCGCGTGCGGCAGAAGCGCACAGAGCGGAAGATCACGCAAGCAGAGCTTGCCGCACGGGTCCAATGCGAGGGCGTCGCGCTGGAACAGGACGCGATCAGCCGCATCGAGTCGGGACAGAGGATGGTGCAGGACTATGAGCTGCGCGCCCTTGCCGAAGTGCAGGGCGCGAGCATGGATTGGCTGGCCGGAAAGGAATAAAAACAATGCCGCAGGATAACCTGCGGCATTTTGCATATAAAATTCAGGCTTGACATTCTTCTCTTTGTGCTGTAATACTAAAAGCCCAAACAAAGAGAAGGAGGCGTGAACATGAACGAGAGAGGACGCAGATTTTCGCACCTGTCATGGCACAATCGCTTGAAAATCGACAAGATGCTGAAGGAGGGCTACAAAGCGCAGGAGATCGCGGACGCGCTTCATGTCCACAATTCCACAATCTATCGAGAGATCAAGCGCGGCCTGACTGTCCAGCGGACAACTGAACTGGTTGACCGCGAGGTATACTGCCCCGACACGGCGCAGCGGAAATACGAAGAGAGCAAGAGCGTACACGGGCCGGACCTGAAAATCGGAAACGACCACGAGCTTGCCGCGTACATCGAGGACAAGATCCTCAACGGGCATTTTTCGCCCGCGGCGGCGCTTGCGAAAATCAACGAGGAAGGCAAGATCTTCTCCGTTACCATCAGCGAGTGGACGCTATACCGGTACATCGACAAGGGCGTATTCCTGAATATCACGAATAAGGACCTTCCGATGCACGGCGAGCACAAGAAAAACTACAAGAAAGTACACGCCAACAGACCGTCGGCGGGCGACAGCATCGAGGATCGACCGGAAGAGATCGACGAGCGCACCACTTTCGGGCATTGGGAGATGGATTGCGTCGTCTCGGCACGCGGGTCCCTCAAGCGCCTGCTGGTGCTGACGGAGCGCCTCACGCGGCGCGAGATCATCATGCTCATGCGAGACGGCAGTACCGCGAGCGTCGTGCGCGCCCTGGATAAGTTGGAGCGGAAGTGCGGCTCGCAGAGGTTCCGCAAGCTCTTCCGGACGATCACCGTGGACAACGGATCGGAGTTCGCAGACTGCGAAAGCATGGAGCGTTCCAGATACGGGAAGCACAGGCGAACGCACGTTTATTACTGCCATCCATACACAGCTTGCGAGCGCGGCTCCAACGAGAACGCGAACAGGCTGATTCGCCGCTGGCTTCCGAAGGGGACCTGCTTCGAGAAGCTGACAGACACAAAGGTCCGCGTCATAGAGACGTGGATGAACAGCTATCCGCGCGAGATCCTCGGCTGGAGAAGCGCCGGCAGTCTATTCGACGAGAACCTCAAAAAACTGGCTTGAAAAAAATTTTAGGCTTTTCTGCATTTCTCTATTGACTTTTCACTTGTGAGATAGCATAATGATTGCAGAAAAGGATTTAACATCTTTTTCTGCAATATTTTTTTATTTCGCCGCAGAAAAGCGGAGAGGAATGAGGTGAAAAGCGGATGAAAACCATGACGATGCAGGACCGGCAAACGCTGGCGCGCCGTTACGCGGCCGGCGAGAATGTCACGAGGATCGCAGTCGATCTCGGAATGTCTGCCGCAGCCGTCTACGCGGAGCTGCGGCGCGGATACACCGGCGGCCTCGATGGGAACAAGCGCCGCGAGTATGATCCGGAGCTTGGCCTGACGAGATACCAGGAGAGCCTTGCAAACCGCGGCCGCAGAAAAGCCGCCACAAAATAACAGGAGGAAAGAAACATGAATGAGACTGGAAAGACCATGAAGGTAACGGAGAGACACATTGGCGACGAGGTGGAGATCATCCTCCGAAAGACAGCTGGAAACGAGAAGTGCAAGTGCAAGATCACGGCGAACAATGCCGCATCCGCGATCAATGGCATCTGCATCATCGTGCAGGAGTATGCGAGTGCTCTGCAGCTTCCCGCGCTGCACGTCTTAGCGGTGATGGCGGCGCTGATGGCAGATCCGGAATCCGAGCACGGAGCAATGAAAGAGGAAGCGAAAGAAAGCGAGGCGGCGGAATGATGGAGACGAGAGAGATCACCGTGACGATCCACCGCGAACCGGAGAAGCGGGACGACCTGCTCGCGACGCTTTTGATCGTCGTCCTCGCGGCACTGGCCTTTACGGCGGGGTACATCGCGGCGAACGCACAATGGCGCGAGACGATCTCGGAGGTGACGCCGGAGCCGCCTGTCGTTACGCAGGAGACGCGGGCGAAGCTGCTCACATCCTACGAGGAGCCGACGGAGAGCATCACGACGAGCCGCTATGCCGAGGTGAGCCAGGAGGATTGCGAGCTGATCGCAAAGATCGTTTACCTGGAAGCGCGGGGCGAGCCGCTGGAGGGCCAGCAGGCCGTGGCGGAGGTCATTCTCAACCGCGTCGCGGCGGACAACTTCCCCGACAGCGTGGAGGAGGTCATTTTCCAGGGAACCGACGGGAGCGGGGCTATACAGTTCAGTACAGCGGCGCACCTCGACGAAGCAGCGCCGACGGACAAGCAGTTTGCGGCGGTGGGACAAGCCCTCTACGGCGAGCCGGTCCTGCCGATGGACGTGGTTTTCTTTTCGACCACAGGCGAAAACAGCAGAACATGGGGCGCCATCGGCGGGCACATCTTCTGCTATCAGTATGAATGGGAGTGAAGCAATGGCAGCGAAGAAATGGATCTATGAGGTGAAGTACACCGACGGCGAGGAATACGCCTACACCGCGCCGGACGGCAAGTTGAAGAGCAAGAAGCTGCCGACCGTGCGCGTCGAGGCCGAGAACCGGCTGAACGCGGTCGTAGCGGCGGCGCGGAAGTGGGGCGTCGGCTGGACCGGCGTTGCACGCGGCGTCGAGTGCGAGATCATCGGACCGGCGAAGAAGAAAGGAGACAAAAATGAGTAATTTATCGGCAAATGCGCAGCTGCTCGGCAATCTGGAGCACACCACGGCGGAGCTGCTGGAGGGCATGACAGAGGAGCGCGGCCGCGGCTTTGCGAGCGACAACGAGAGCTGGGCTGCGCTGAAGGGCTACCTGGAGCGCGCCGAGAAGATGCGCAAGGATATCGAGAAGGTCCACAAGGAAATGTGGGACGCCATCAAGGACCAGAACGACGACGCCTACCGTGCGCTGGCGAACGAGCTGACGGGAGCATCTTCCGCTCTTGCGGCAGAGTGGATCACCGTTTCCGTGCTCGGGAAGATTGCCGTCGAAATGACGGACGAGTGATGGACCGCAAGGAGTATCTGCGCCGCTGCGCAATGGCGGCGGGCGACATGGACGGCAAGCGATACCGGACTGCGAAGCGCTACCTGGTATGGTGCAGGCCCGCACGGTGGTGCGGCTACCAGGCGATGCTGCCCATCGCCTATCAGATGCGCTACCGGAAAGACGGGACCATCGCGCACACGGCAATCGTGCAAGAGACCAAGGCGCATTGCCGGCACGAGATCCCGCTGGAGAAAGTATTTGAGGAGGAACCGCACGATGAAGCGGATACACGCGAGTAACCGCGAAGACATACGCGACACCTTGCTCGGGGCGCTGACCGTCGCCATCTTTTTCGCGGCCGCGGCGCTGGAGGGGGTGTTGGCGTGATGGGCTTTTACATCAAGGGACCGTGCCTGGACTGCCCGGACCGCAATGCGGGCTGCCACGGGAAGACGGAGGACGGCACGTGGAGGTGCAGCCGGTGGGCCGCATATCAGGCGGAGCGGGAGACCTTCCACGCGAAGGCGGCGGAGGACCTCAAGCGTGTGGAAGTGGCGATGGGCTACAAACGCGAGAGCAGGCTCCGCAATGCAAAACGCCGTACCAGTCTGGAGCGGCGCAGGAGAAAGTGAAGGGAGAAAAGAACATGAAACGGGAAAACGCGAGAGACGGAGTGTGCTTTCTCTGTGGCCGCGACGGCACGGAGGACCCGCTGGACTTCCACCACATCTTCGGCGGAAACGCCGCGGACCGGAAGAAATGCGAGCGGTACGGCCTGAAGGTGCGGCTGTGCCACGGGCGCTGCCACATCTTCGGACCGGAGGCGGTACACAACTGCGCCGAGACCATGCGAACGCTGCGCCGCTACGGTCAGCGCAAGGTGATGATCGAGCAGGGATGGACGGTGGACGAGTTCCGCTTCCACTTCGGCAAAAACTACCTCGACGACGAGGAACTGGAGGAGATCGCGGCCATTCAGGCCGAGAGCGCATAAGAAAAGCGGCTGACCGTGGCACCGGTCAACCGCAGCGAAGAAAACTACACGAAAGGAGATCTCTTCCCTGCCATTGTAGCACAGGACGGGGAAGAAAAGCAAGGGTATGAATGAGTTTTTGGATCAGGCATTGAATAAGCTCGCCGAGACGGTGAGCGGGCAGAAGGAGAACGCGATGGCGCCGAGCGTGCGCGAGGCCCTGACGGACTTCTGCCGGCAGGACGCGGAGTTTGCGCAGGCGGTAGCGCAGGGCGGCAGCTTCAAGGACTGCATGACGGCGGTCGCCAAGGGCGTCGGGGGCAGCATTTCCGATCTCGAAGCCTACCGCAAGGCGGTGCGCTTCTACTTCAAGGGCGCGGATGTTCGCTTCCGCATGGAGATCGACCTCTGCCCGACGGCGGAGGAAGCGCCGCGCAGCGCGCAGAAGAAGATCCTCGACATCGCGGACTTCCTGTGAGGTGGCGGTATGCGGTGCAATCTGACAGAGGCGGAGCAGAAGGCCGCGCTGGCGGTCCCGTTCCGCTGCACGGGAGAGGAGCGGGAATTTATCGAGCGGTGCTTCATCGGCTATCTCTTCTTTGAGCATGAGGAGGACGAAAACGGAAGGCTCGGCGTGACCACGGAATGCACGCGCTGCGGCCGAAAGGTATGGTGGACAGAGCGCGAATGGAAGCGCTTCAAGCAGAAGAACGACGTCAAGGCAAAGTCGAACCTTCTATGCCCGGATTGCGGCTGCGGTGTGACGCTCTATCCGCGCGGAAGGCTGCGCAACGGAAAAACGCTGGACGAATACCGGCAGGTCGTGCTGCTGCGCACCATCGATGGGGCGCTGCGCGCGGTCGCGCTGGACGTGCGGAAGCATCACGGGCGCTGGGAGTCGGACGACGCGGAGAGCTGCACAAAGGCCGCCTACTACTTCGCAGAGGGCAAGTGCCAGAAGTGGCGGAGAGAATGGGCGTGGAGCAAGGAAGAACAGCAGTACACGCCGCGGCTCGTGGCGCAGAAAACCATGACGGAGCCGTTCGCAGAGAGCGACAGCTGGCTGTGCCGAAGGATCGGGGATTACGCGATACGCGGCGTGGACCAGATCGCGGCATCGCCGCTGCGATACTGCGCGGCGGAGCAGTTCTTTGAGCTGGACGGAGACAATCCGCGGGAGAACACAAAGGGCCTTCTGACCTACCTCGGACTGTGGACGCGCTACCCGCGCATCGAGCAGCTGGCAAAGGCCGGATGCAAAAAGATCATCGACGACGCGATCCAAGGCAGCATGAACAGCCGCGCGCTCAACTGGCGGGCAAAGACCATGCCGGCCTTCTTCGGGGTGGACAAGCCAACCGTGAAGCGGCTGCTTGCCGGAGGCATCGGACAAAAGGAGCTGGAGGCGCTGGAGCTGGTGCGGCACGGCGGCGTGACGCCGGCGGAGGCGCTGACGATCTGCGGGCGGATCGGCGACAAAGGCGAGCGGAGGCGCTGCGACGCGGCGCTCCGAGAGGTCGGCGAAAGCGTGCTCGTACTGGCGCGGTATCTGGAAAAGCACCAACACAAGAACGCAAGACTGTGGCTGGACTACATCGACGCGGCGAAAAGACTCAGGTACGACCTCGCGCGGCGGGATGTAGCTTTTCCGAAGAACCTGCAAGGGGCGCATGACGCGGCCGTTGCGGCGATCCGGTACGAGGAGAACGCGGCGGCGCGAAAGGCATACAAAAAGCGGTACAAGAAGCTCAAGAAGAAGTACAGCTTTTCGGCGATGGGTCTTTGCATCGTGGTGCCGGAGGACGACCGGCAGATCATCAACGAGGGCAAGACGCTGCACCATTGCGTCGGCGGCTACGCCGAGCGGCACATGAGCGGAGCGGCGACGATCCTCTTCCTGCGCAAGGAAAAGACGCCGCATCGGAGCTACATCACCATCGAAATGTGCGGCAAACAGGGAAACGACATCCGGCAGATCCACGGCTACGGGAACGAACAAAAAGCGGGAAAGAAGCTCGCCTCGCCGCAGGAGCGGCACGGGGCCTTCATCGACCTTTGGCTCGCATGGCTGAAGGCTGGGAGCAAACGGGATAAGAGCGGCAGGCCGGTCCTGCCGGTGAAAGGAGAGAAAACAGCATGAGTATGTACGACGATACGGTAGATGTGACGCCGGAGGGCGTGAGCGAGGGCGCGGCGCTGAGTGGGATGTTCGGCGAGAGCGCACCGGTCGAAACGGAGCGTGGGATCGAGACGATCACGGAGGAGATCATCTTCTACAAGAACGTCGGCGGACAGGCGGTCATTGAGATCGGCAGGCGGCTGACGGAGGCAAAAGCGCAGCTCAAGCACGGGGAATGGCTGCCCTGGCTGCGCGAAAAAGTGGAGTTTTCGGAGACCTCCGCACAGAACTTCATGCGCATTGCGAGGGAGTACGGAAATACCCATCTGGTTGGGGATTTGGGAGCCTCGAAAGCCCTGGTATTACTGGCTTTGCCGGCATCTGAGCGAGAGAATTTTGCACAGGAAAAGCACGTCGTAAACGGGGAAGAAAAGTCCGTTTCCGAAATGAGCAAGCGCGAGCTGGAGGAGGCCATCCGTCAGCGCAAGCTCGCCGAACTGAAGGCAGCGGAAACGGCGCGCGAGCTGGACCGGCAGAAGGAAGCCACGGCGGAAGCGGAAGCCGCGGCAGAAAAGGCGCAGGAGGCGGCGGAGGCTGCCCGCGCCGAGGTCGAGGACGCGAAGAGCATTTCCCTCGCCGCGCAGGAGCGCACGGCGGAGCTGGAGCGTGAGCTGAAGGCGCTGCGCGAAAAGCCGGGGGACGTGGCCGCACGGCGGCTCCGGTGTTCCCGACGACCAGATCGCGGCGGCGGTCAAGGAAGCGGAAAAGGCGGCCAAGGCCAAGCGCGACGCGGCGGTCGCCAAGAAAGCCGAGGAGCTGAAGGCGGCAGAGGCGCAGCGCGACGAGGCACGGAAGGCTGTGGAAAACGCCGAGGCCGGAAGGAAAGCAGCGGAGGAACAGGCGGCAGCTCTGCGCGCCGAGCTGGAGAAGGCAAGAAAGAGCGCCGCGGCGATGGACAACAAGACGCTGGCGGAGTTCGGTGTGCTGTTCCGGCAGGCGCAGGAGACGGTGAACCGCCTGACGGAGCTTGCCGGCGAGCTGGACGAGGAGAACCGGCCGAAGGTCTACCGCGCGCTGGGCGCGCTGCGGAACATGATCGCCGAGAAGGCGGGGGAGGCGACGGCATGAAGGTGCAACTGACGAGGGACCTTGCGCTGCCGCTGGCGAAGAAGGGCTGCACCTTCGGCGTGGAGCTGAAAACAACCGGAAAAGACGGCGAGACGATCTATTTTGTCCACTATTACGGAAACACCATTGCGTTTCCGGCGGATGCCTGCGAGGAGGTAGAGTGATGGAACGCCTGACAGAACATAGCAAGCAAACATCGCACGAAAACGGTATCTGCTGCACACATTTTCGCGGCCCCGAATGCCTCGAAGTTGGCGGGAACTGCGCCATGAATTGCAAGTGGGAAGAAGCGGCGTGGAGCCGTCTTGCCGCCTACGAGGACACGAGGCTGGAACCGGAGGAAATCGACATGGATCACGAAGCCGCAGAGCAGCTCCGCCATCTGTGCCGAAACTGCGATATTGACCGGTTGGAGGAGCTTGCCGATGCCGACAGAGCCGGTCGGCTGGTGGTGCTGCCGTGCAAGGTGGGAGATACGCTATGGGTAACAAGTAATCCGTGGACGGGGAAATTGATAAAAAAACCATTAGATGCCTGCGTCAATGGCATGAAGATGTATTCCCACGGATTATATGTGAATTTGCTTTTCGATACCCGCAAAATCAACGGGACGAGGGATTACGAGATCAACCATATTGGCAAGACCGTATTCCTCACCCGCAAGGAGGCGGAGAAAGCATTGGAGGGGATGGAGGATGTTTGACATCAACGAGGTGCCGTATGCGGAATGGCTCGAAAAGTCCTTGCAGGCCATCGTGCCTTTGAAGCCGGTGAGCCTTTGCTTCGCGGCGACCATGCCGGACGGCGAGGTCTACACCGGATATTACAACGCGGATGCAACGGACAAGGCCGTGATCGCGCACAACATCCAGGCGGATATCACAATGGACATTATCCGGACCAATGCCGCGATCATCAAAGACATGATCGAGCATTGCGAAGAGGATGAATGACGAAATGAAAGGAGAAGCAATATGAGCAGCGCAAGAAACCACCAGAAGAGGAGCCACCGAAGCTACCGCGTGACGAAGAGCATCTGCGGGAGCGTGGCGAGAAAGGCGTGGGTCACGCCGCAGTACAGCCCGAAGCAGAGCGGGCTGCTGGCGCTGATCCGCCGCCTGATCCGCGGCCGTGCACAGCGCACAGCGGACCGCAAGCGCAGAGAGCGAGTATCCCGCGGAGGGGGGGGCAGAGAGGAGCGGTGAGCGATGATCGATTCACCGGCAGAGATCGTGCGGTCGTACCGAATGGCGGCCGATCCGAAAAAGCAGATCAAGGTGCTCGCTGAGCTGAACGCCTGCTCGGTGAAGGAGATCCGGCAGGTGCTGGTGGGCGAGGGCGTGCTGCCGCGCGAGACAGAGGTGCCGGAGGAGCCGAAAAAAGCGGCGAGAAAGCGCTTCGATGAGGAGACCGCGAGGATGCTTTATGAGGAAGGACTGGACGATGCGGCCATCGCGAAGGCGACAGGCATGACGGCGCACACGGTCGCCAAATGGCGCAGCAGGAACGGGCTGCGGAAGAAAGCGAGGAAACCGAGAATGAAAAAGCAAGTGGATGTGCCGGACATGAAGCCGTCGGAAGCGGCACCGGACGTGCAGAAGATCCCCGTCGTCGGGGAGGCGGTCGAGGTAACGGAGCCGGACTTTACAAAGAACGCTGCGCCGGAGCCGCGGACGGTGACGGTGGAGGAGCTGCGCGCCCTGCTGGAGGATGCTTGCCGGGACGGCCTCGGGGAGTGTGCGGTGCTCGTGGAGGGGACTGCGTTCGCCGACCTCTGGCTCGACGTACACAGCACGCTGTGCATCTATGAGAGCGGCGAACGGACCGTAGAGCTGAAGGGAACGGCAAAGAGTGCGTGACAGGCCGCGGAGCCTGAAAAAAGAAAGGAGAATTGACATGAAAAAGTACATCGGCACCAAGATCATCGAAGCGGAGCCTGCCTACCGCGTGGTGGACGCGGAGGGGAACGTCCGCGTCGTCACAGAAGCGGCGGAGGCGAAGCGCTGCGGCACCGTGGACCTCGGCTACAAGGTCCGCTATCCGGACGGCTATGGGAGCTTCAGCCCGAAGGGCGCGTTCGACGACGCCTACCATCCCATCAACGGCATGAACTTCGGCCTTGCCATTGAAGCCCTGCGCAAGGGCTTCCGCGTGCGCCGAAGAGGCTGGAACGGCAAGGGCATCTTTATCGAGCTTCAGACGCCGGACGCCTACAGCAAAATGACAAGCCCCTACATCTACATCGACACGACCGGCTTGCAGACGCAGAACACCGAGGCGCCGAAGAGCCGCGTGCCGTGGTTGGCGAGCCAGACCGATATGCTGGCCGAGGATTGGGAGATCTTCGCCTAAACGAGGACGGCGAGAGAGGAAGTGAGCAAATGTTCCGATACAAGAAAAGCGTGCCGGTGAGCTACGAGCGGCAGGGGTATATCTATTTCGCCTCGCGCCTCTACCGCGAGCTGACGGAGGAGCAGCAGCGCAAGCTGCTGAACCTGTGCCTGCAATGCGGCGGCGAGCACTACCAGGCGCTCTTCGAGTTCGTGACGACGGACGCCGGCGCGACGGCCGTGTGCATGAAGCACTTCCTCTCTCGCTCTACGCTGGAGCGAGCCGTGCGGCGGTATTACGAAAGTTTTCCACAGAACCTTTGACCTGCCGGCCCTTTTCATTACCGGTGCATGAGCCGGTGGCCGGCTGTTTTCTCCTCCATAATATATGATGTGCCTCCCCTGCAAAGCATCACGCCGCCGAAGGGAACGCGCCGGACGCCAGGCCGGCCGCAGGCGGTGCTCCAGTGCAATTCTGGTGAGCAGGGATACAGAGCCATCCGGTTCTGTATGGAGGAGCTGTGCGGCAGCTCCTCCATAGAAAACCGGATACACATATATCAATAACGCGCGCGTGCGCGTTATCGGAGTTCTTAGAGCGTTAGGTTTACGACCATTCTCCCCATTCGGAGAAAATGGAGGGCGGTTTTTCATGGCAAACGGGTATTGGGTGATCCGAACGTACACGGCGGGCGCCGTGGGCGAGAAAATCAAATACTGGGTGCCTGGAGAGAAGCCGACGAAATCGGAGCGGAAGATCAAAAGCGACATCAAGCAGGTGCAGCGCAACGAGGCGAACGCGGAGAAGGCGCTGGCACGATTGATCCATGCCAACTTCACGCCGCGGGACTACCTGCTGCAATTCAGCTACACCGAGGAGGCGCTGGAAAAGCTCCGCGCGGGCGAACGGACGGAGGAGGAGCTGTTTGAGGCGGCGGATCATCAGCTCAAGCTGTGGGCGAAGCGGACGCGCAGAGCGTGCAAGGCGCTCGGCATCCCCTTCCGGTACATACCCTTCACCTCGGACCTCGACGGCAAGACGGGCGAGGTGGTGCGCGTGCATCATCACATCATCGTCAACGCGGAGGCGGCGGAGATCGCGCTGGAAAAGTGGAGCGCGGGCAGCACGCACCGCGAGCATCTGTACGATCAGGTGGACCAGACGCCTCTGGCCCACTATCTGCTCGCGCAGGTGCGCCACCGTCCGAACGAGAAGAAATACTCGCCGAGCCGCAACCTGATCGTTCCGCAGCCGAAGGATCGCATCGCCGTTTCGGGCGCCGAACTGCAGGTGCCGCGCGGCGGGCAGCTGCTCCTGCGCGCCGGCTGGATGCCCGGGATGCCGCAGTACATCCGCTACATCGTGCCGGAGGTCGGCAAGATCCGCCGCGGCGAAGCGCCGCCGGAGAAAACGAGAGAATAAGACGCACGGAACGCTCGCGCCACGACGGCGGGAGCGCCCTCTGCATACCGGAAAGCAGGCTTGGAGCCTGCTTTTTTTGTTTGTCAAGAGGGAAAATGAAAAAATCTGCCGATTTTGGAAAAGTTGACGGTTCGTGACGCGGCTTTTTTGGTACGGTAACGGAAAGAAGAGGCAAAAAGCGGCCGGAAAGGAGGGCTGCGGCATGAGCAGACCGAGAAAATACACGCCGAACACGCTGAAAAAGGCCGTGAACGGCTACTTCGACAGCATTTCCCGCCTCGTCCCGCTCACGGAGAAAAGGAATACAGGGCGCAAGGACAGCGACGGCCATGTGATCTACGAGGAAGTCCCTGTCCTCAACCGCCTCGGCGTGCAGGCGACGGTACTCGAATACCTCGTGCCGCCGACGGTCGGCGGGCTGTGCGAGCACCTCGGCATCCACCGCTCGACCTGGGCGGACTACTGCGACGCGCAGCTGCATCCGGAGTTTTCCGACACGACAACGCACGCGCGGGGGCGTATGCGCGCGTGGCTGGAGGAACAGCTGCTCACGCGCAAGGATGTGAAAGGCATCGTATTCGACCTGCAAAACAACTACGGCTACCACGACAAGAAGGAGATCGAGCTGGGCGGCAGAGCGGCGAAAGCCGTGACGGCGGCCTCCATGCCGCTCGAAGAGCGACAGAGCGTGCTGGAGGAGCTGATGCGTGAGTTCAGCGAAAACGATGGCGACGCTTGAGCAAAAGCTGGATGTGGCGCTGTGGTGGAAGCAAATGCGCGAGACGAACAACGCGCGCTTCCTCCCTCTCCTGTTCGACAAGCACCGCTTTCTGGTGCTCAAGGGCGGCGGCGGCTCCGGCAAGTCCATCTTCGCCGGCCGCAAGATCTTAGAGCGCGTCACGAATGAGCCTGGGCACCGCTATCTGGTGGTGCGAAAGGTCGCAAAGACGCTGCGCGAGAGCTGCTTCGAGCAGCTCAAGAAGCAGGCCTACGAATACTACGCCGACCAGATCGCCTTTATCCCCAAGGGCAAAGGCAGCGACATGTATATCCGCTTCAAAAACGGCAGCGAGATCCTGTTCGCAGGTCTCGACGATGTAGAGAAGCTCAAATCCATCTTCGATATCACGGGCATCTGGATCGAGGAGGCGAGCGAGCTGGAGGAGGGAGACTTCAACCAGCTCGACATCCGACTCCGCACGGAGTTCCCCTTCTACCTCCAGATGATCCTGACCTTCAACCCAATCTCGATCACGCATTGGCTGAAAAAGCGATTCTTCGACACGAAGGACCCGCGCGCGACGGTCCACGAGAGCACCTACAAGGACAACCGCTTCCTCACGCCGGAGGCGCGCATCACGCTCGAAGCCTTCCGCGAGACGGACGAGTATTACTACATGGTCTATTGCCTCGGCCAATGGGGCGTGACCGGCAAGACGGTATTCAACGGCAAGGCGGTCGCCGAGCGGCTCGCCTACGTCGAAAAGCAGGGCTGGCGCAAGCGCGGCTATTTCGCCTACACACTCTCCCCCGATGATATCCACATCAGCGAGTGGCATTGGGAGGACGACGAGAACGGCCCTGTGATCCTCTACGCCGAGCCGACCGAGGGCAGGCCCTACGTCGTCGGCGGCGACACGGCGGGCGACGGCAGCGATTATTTCGTCGGGCAGGTGCTCGACAACATCACGGGCCGACAGGTGTGCGTGCTGCGCCATCGCTACGACGAGGACACTTACGCGCGGCAGATGTACTGCCTCGGCCGCTATTACAACGACGCCCTGCTCGGCATCGAGACCAACTTCTCCACCTACCCCGTCAAGCTGCTCGCCCTGATGGGCTACCCGAAGCTCTACGTCCGCGAGGTGGAGGACGACTACACCGGACGGATCAAGCAGGCCTACGGCTTCCAGACGAACCGGACCACGCGGCCGGTGATCCTCTCGGAGCTGATCCGCATTTTGCGCGAGAGCATGGCGAGCATCAACGACCGCGACACGCTTTTAGAGATGCTCACCTTCGTGCGGCGGGAGAAAGACCTGCAAGGCGAAGCCGAGAGCGGCGCGCACGACGACTGCGTGCTGGCCCTCGCCATCGCGCACTACATCCGGCCGCAGCAGACGATGGAGGTCACGCGGCCAAGGGGCGAGCGCGTGAGATGGTCGCAGGACCTGTGGGACGACTACAACAAGGCTACGCCGGCGGAGCGCGAAGCGATGATCCGCCTATGGGGCAGGCCGGAATAGGAGTGAAACATGGAAAAGAAAATCAGCGAAAAGCTCGCGCGCTGGCAACAGAGATTGCAGCAGAGCGACAATGAGTGGAAAAGTGAAGTAGCCGACATGGACCTGCGCGAGAAGCGCTACAACGGCGACCGGACGCTCTCTCCGCTTGTCGAGGGCGACACGAAGCGCAACGGACAGCCGAAGAAAACGAGCCATGTGCGCAACATAATCTTCGAGAACATCGAAAGCCAGGTCTCCTCGACCATCCCGCAGCCGAAGGTGACGCCGCGGCGGAAGAAGGACGAGCGGCTCGCCAACATCATCGAGCACTTCCTGCGCAATGAGCTGGACCGCCTGCCCTTTGAGACGATCAACGACATGGCCGAGCGCACGGTGCCGATCCAGGGCGGTACGGGCTTTCTCGTGGAGTGGGACAACACGAAGCGCACGCACTCCACCGTGGGCGAGATCGCGGTGACGCTGCTGCATCCGAAGCAGTTCGGCCCGCAGCCCGGTGTTTATACGGGCATCCGCGACATGGACTGGTTCATCACGAAGATGCCGACGACGAAGGAGGCCGTCCGGCGGAAGTACGGCGTGGACCTCACGGACGAGGGCGAGAGCGAGCCGGACATCCGCTCGGCGGACGGCGAGAGCCAGACCGACGACAGCCTGACGCTCTACATCGGCTTTGAGATCAATGAGCGCGGCGGCATCAACCGCTTCGAGTGGGTGAACGACATTGAGCTTTTGGACCTGACAGACTATCAGGCGCGGCGTCAGCCGGTGTGCAGGAAGTGCGGCAGAGTCCGACCGCTGCGCGGGCAGGTGCTCGGCGCGGAGACGCAGGAGGGGAACCTTCTGCCCGACCCGACGCGCGGCTTTGCCGGCGGGCTGATCCCGCAGGAGCTGACCGAGCAGGAGATCGCCGGCGGGCTGATGGCCGAGGAGATGGCCGGCGGCGTGCCGCTGGACGCGATCCCCATGAACGCGCAGGAGCCGAAGCCGGAGCGCTACGACGGCGGACCGTGCCCGTGGTGCGGCGCGGACGACTGGACGACGAAGGAGCAGGAATACGAGCAGATCCTTCTGCCGGTCGAAACGGCGCTCGGCAATCACATCGACGGCGCGGCGCCCGGGCTGGACGAGAACGGGAACCCGGTGATGAAGCCGACGATGGTGCCGTTCTACAAGCCGGATCTTTACCCCATCGTTTTGCAGAAGAGCGTGAGCGTATACGGCAAGCTCCTCGGCAACAGCGATGTTGACGTGATCGCGGACCAGCAGAACACCATCAACCGCATCGAGCAGAAGATCATCGACCGACTCGTGAAGGCCGGCACGAGGATCACACTGCCGGACAACGCCAAACTGCGCACCGATCCCGAGGACGGCGAGCGCTGGTACATCGGCTCGCCTGCGGACAAGGCGCTCATTGGCGTCTACGACTTCAAGGGCGACCTTCAGTACGAGCTGCTCTACCTCGCCAACGTCTACGAGGAGGCACGGCAGATCCTCGGCATCACGGACAGCTTCCAGGGCCGGCAGGACTCCACCGCGACGAGCGGCAAGGCCAAGGAGTTCTCGGCCGCACAGGCGGCGGGCCGACTGGAGAGCAAGCGCGTGATGAAGGACGCGGCCTACGCGGAGCTGTTCGAGATGATGTTCAAGTATGCCCTCGCCTACTCGGACGAGCCGCGCAGCGTGACCTACAAGGACAGCCGCGGCGAGACGGTGTACGAGGAGTTCAACCGTTACGACTTTCTGGAGCAGGACGCCGACGGCGGCTGGCATTGGAACGACCAGTTCCTCTTCAGCTGCGACACCTCTGCACCGCTGGCCTCGAACCGCGAGGCGATGTGGCAGGAGACGCGGCAGAACCTTCAGACCGGAGCCTTCGGCGATCCGGGGCAGACCGAGACGCTCATTTTGTTCTGGTCGAAGATGGAGGAGCTGCACTACCCGGGGGCCGCGAGCACGAAGAAATACCTCGAAGAGAAGCTCTCACGCGAGCAGCAGATGCAGGCCCAGCAAATGCAGATGCAGCTGCAAATGCAGCAGATGCAGGCTGTGCAACAGGCCGAACAGCAGGCGCGGCAGGACGCGCTGAATAAGGTCAATACGCGGACGCGCGTTTGATAGATCGCGCGGCGGATCTGCCGCGACGACAGAGGAAAGGAGGATGCGTCATGCAGGACAACGGCTACGCCGGCAAGATCAAGAACGGCGGTACACAGGTCGTCAAGGCTCCCAAGCAGACCACGGACGCCAAGAAGGGCACGGTCAAGACGGGCGGCGACCTCCGCAGCGGCAAGAAGTAAGACCCACGCGGCCGAGGGGCCGCACAAATCGCATGGAATAGCGGGAAAATCCACCGTCCGAAAGGACGCAGGAGAAGTATATGAGCTTCACCGAACAGCAGCTTTGTGACGCTTTGGGCGTAGGCGCGAAAGAGCCGGAGGTCGCCGATCCGGCAAAGGCGGCACAGGAACCGACCGAAGAAGGCGCGAGAGAGCCGGAGACCGCCGAACCGGCAGAGGAAGGGACCGAGGCGCAGGAACCGACGGGAGCGAAAGCGGAACCGGAGGAGACTGCGCCGGCAGGACAGCAGACCGAGGAGCAGCGCCGCGAGGCTCTTGCCAAGCTGCTGCCGTATCAGAAGGCGGGCTTCCAGGGCA